GTCCAGAATCTGAGTTTTGTTAAAACTAGTTTTAATGATACTGATAAATATTGCTATAGGAGATATTTTATGGCAGACTTTTCCAGATCTAAAGTAGCCCTAGGCAGTGAAGGCGATAATTTTTTTGCTAACCAATTAAACAAGATTAAAAATAAAAACCTTCTACTGGGTGAAGCGTTGGGTGCACTAGGTAATGCGTTTTTCCCTGGCTTGGCTGGTGGCATACCAGATATGTCAGACAATACGTATGCTAAACTGATTGCAGAAAAATATGCACAATCAGAAGCAGAAGAAACGGCTATCAGAAACAGCAGAACAGCCGGCTCAGGTGTGTTGCAAGCATCTAAAGATTGGAGAGCAAGACTACGACCTAAGAGAGGCGGTGCCGATCAATTTTATTCTGCAGACGGCGCTGATTATTTGCTAAGACCTATTCAGGAAACAGGCGGACTTGTTTGGCAATACACTCCTACAATTTTTATGAGTGGTACAGCAAACTACAACTCGTTTGAACCACAAGGTTCTAATTATCCTATTAACACGTTTATTAATGGCAGAGCTCCAGACATTCCAGTAACCGCAGACTTCACAGCCAACGATACCTATGAAGCCAGATATTTGCTTGCAGTCATTGTTTTCCTACGAATATGTACCAAAGCATATTATGGTGATAGTGCAGTTGCTAGTGGACGTTACGGTACGCCTCCTCCAGTACTTTTATTCGAATACTTGGGCGACCACGGTTTTGATAAAGTACCAGTAGTTGTTAGTAACTATACTATGCAGCTACCAGATGATGTGGATTATGTTCCAGTTGTTACAGGTGTTAATCAGGATGCACAGGCGGCCGCGGCAACGCCAGGATCTGATACAGGCACAGAGGTAACTTATGTGCCCACTAGATCTAACATTACAATTAACTTAACGCCAACATATACACCACACAAACTTCGCAGAAGATTTAATTTGGAAGAATTAACTACAGGTAAGTTATATACTGATGGAAATGGTGGATTTATCTAATGGCTAAGATACACAGAAGAGATAGTTTTTTAAAGAACGCACCAACAAGTGCTGATGGTTTGTTTCTGGGTTTAAATAAATTACCCAAAATTCCCAGATCAGTAAATGACGAAGTTTATGAAATAAGCCATGCTTTTGACGAACGACCAGACTTGTTAGCACACAAAATGTATGGTAATAGCAGACTTTGGTGGGTGTTTAGTATGAGGAATCCTGATGTCCTCAAAGATCCTATCAGGGATTTTAAAGCAGGCAAAAAAATTATATTACCGTCTCGTGGAGCACTTGGTAATATCACACAACAGTAAGTAGCATAAATTATGGCACTCGGCGCAGGTTCAGAAAAAATCCCAGTAGAATATAATGAGTACGTTGGCGGCAACGTATACGGTAACATACTGGACAGATACGCCAATCCCTCTTATAATCTTAAATTGTACATGATTAAAAAGATGGATAACGATACTCTTTATGACGATCCAAAAAACACCGTAGTACTTGCACAAACAGGTGTAACTGGTGCTAGTATAGATGATTTAGTTATAGACTTTCAGTACGATACCTCAAATACAACTGCACAAAAAATAACCTTTTCAGTCACCCAACCCGGAGCGGCAGATTTTCTAGACCAAATACAGTTAGCAAAAGCATATTTAGGTTTAGAAATGCAAGCACAAACATTGCTATGGCTTGAAATCAGATTTCAGGGATATACTGCGTTTGCTGACGACGAAGACGAGGGTGGCGAAGTTGACATTATTGCTGGGCCTTACAGATATAGACTGCAATTGAATTCTATAGAAGTCGAAATAAATGAAACAGGCAGCATATACAACATGGAATGCCTGATGGATTCACCTGGTGCTATGACCGCCTACAAAGATACTTCTTACACTTTGCCCAGAAGTATAGACACTGTGGGTAAAACATTAACAGAACACATTCAGGATTTAGAAAAAAAATTAAATGATTGGCACAGTGGTGAAGCAGCGGCAGGTATGGATGTTCCTGATGAATACAAATTTGATTTATCCAAGTTAGTGGCAACCAGCACTGGCAGTGGAGGTACTAACAGTCAGGACACACTAAGTGACGACTCCATGCTTACCAGCGAAAGTGTGGAAATAGAAGATTTAAACAGACTACAGAGTGAGATCTGGAAGGCTGGTAGCATTATAGACAGACAACAGGAATTGGAGAATGCTCCTGTGTATACTGGTACAGGTGCTGAGCCAGTTTACGATCAGGATGCTATCAAACATCGCGAAGGTGCAACTTACGATAGGGTTTTTGCTACTTTATTAAGTATGTGTCCGCAGTTTTACAGCAAAGTTAGCAGAAAGGAAGATCCGCTGGATCCTGAATCACCAGTTAAAAAAGACCAAGCATTTGTTAGTTGGTTCAGAATATTAGCCGAATCAGAAATTTTAGGCTACGATAAAAAACGTGGAGTAATGGCCAGAAGATATATCTACACTCCGGTGTTATACAAAACCCCTAGGGAGGATATTGCCCTTACTCCTGAAGAACTAGATTTTTCACCTGAAGATGCAGAAGCCAGAATGAAGCAACTGATTGCAAACAAAAGTATATTAAAAGCATACAGTTATTTGTTTACAGGTTTAAACGATCAAATATTGGGATTAGATATCAGATACAAGCAATCAGCCGCTATCCTACAGCCGCCAGCAGGTGGTACGGTGGGTGATATTTCTCTGGTTGCCAGTAATCAACTTTCTGCCCAAGTAAGTGAAGACACAGATCCGTCACTGGAAGGCGCAGTGGACTTTTTTAATGAATTAAAAGATGTTGTGGACAAAGGTAAAGTGGGATCGTTATTTGACGATCTCAAAGATTTAGGCAACAAACTAACTGACGGTGTTTTAGGACAATTATCTGATGTAATAGGTTTAGATTCTGGTACTATTAAAAATGCAATAACTGACGCAACAGGACAACAAGCACAACAACTTATAGATGCACTGGATAAAAAACAAATAGCGGCATTGGCTGGTAAGCAAGAAACAGAACAGCCGGCATCAAAACGTCCTACAGAAGACCCTGCCACATTACTGTCTGTGGATAGAGAAAATTATAAACCTGAATTTAGTGGTTTTGTGTACAGCAAAGATATATTAAATCCTGATGATGGAGAGACATTTGCAGCAGACCTGGTTGACAGACTGGGCTATGCAACTGCTGGCGGTGTAACAAGGGTAAAACAACAAGTAGATTCCACAAAAGACATTCCAAACAAGGCAGGCGCGGCGTCATACAAATCCGGTAGTGCCAGAAATAAACTGTTTGGTTTTTTGGTAGAACAGCAAAATGCAAACCAATTTTTACAAACTGTAGATTTACAACTGCGCGGTGATCCTTGGTACCTAAGCGGACCAATATCTACAGAGCAAAGCACAGAAGAACAAGTAAATTATTTTAAAGATACAAATGTTTTTTGGTTAGAAATCAGAGCACCCATTACATACGATCCTGATTGGCAAGACGAAGATAGTGATCTTAACAGTGGGTATTGGCAGTATAAGGGTGTAAGTAAAACATTTACAGCCGCATACACCATAGCAACCACCAAATGCAGTTTTAGTAAAGGGGCATTTACTGTGGACTTACACGGCCAAAGAACAGGTTTAGATGCTACATTAATAGAACCCAAGCCTTCAGGAGGCACTGAATAATGATATCCAACAACGATGTAGGTGGTAGATACTACAGTAATAGGAGCCAGAAAGCGGCTGACTCAGCTCACCCGCTAATGGGCATCTATGTGGGTATCATCAGGTCGCCATTAGACCAACATCGTTCAGGCAGATACGAAGTAGAAATTCCATCACTTAACAAAGGCGGAGAAGACAGTACAACATATCCTTGCTTTTGGACTTCTCCATTTGCAGGCAGTACAAACCCTAACAAAGTTGGTAAAAATATTGAAAGTTATACTGACACATTAAAAAGTTACGGGTTGTGGATGCCACCCCCAGATGAGGGTAATTTGGTTTTGGTTGCATTTGGTGATGGCAACAGCAAACTGGGTTACATTATAAGTTGTATTTTCCCTGACAGAATGACCCACATGGTGCCTGGCATGCCTGCTGGTAAAAGTTACAGCGACCCAAGTATGCTAATGCCGGTTGCAGAAAAGAACAAATTTGACGAACGTGTAACACACAATGACGCAACTCGTCCACTGCATGTTGACATAGCAGAAGGTATCGTAACACAAGGATTAATTAATGATCCGTTGCGTGGTGCAGGAACATCAGGTATGCGTAGAGGAGACATAAATGATGTTTATGGAATCCTGACACCTGGTCCTAAAGATCCAGACAATAAAGAAACTGGACACCGCCTAGGCGGACACCAATTAATCATGGACGATAAACTGGACAGCAGGTTGGTTAGATTAAGAACTGCTGGCGGTAATCAACTTTTAATGGACGATACCAGTGGTATTGTTTATATTATAAACCGCAAAGGTACAGCATGGCTTGAATTAAATACTTACGGCGACATATACATGCACAGTGAAGGAACCATTGCTATGAGAGCAAAAGGTAATTTTGACCTACGTGCAGATAAAAACATTAATATAGAAGCAGGACAAAATGTACACATCAAAGCCGCTGGAGATAACTCAGGAGATCAATATTTAGGCATACCAGATGTTGGTGCTTTAGGTATCCCACCACTAGGTAACGGCGGTGATGTCAGAATAGAAGGTACTGCTGATTTAAGTTTATATGCAGGATTGAACACCCAACTGACAGCAAACGGTGGTGATGTGGATATCAGTGCAGGTAGCAGAGTTGCAGCCACAGCCAGTGGACCACTGGGCATGGACTTACTTGCAGCAACTGGTCCTATCAAAATGCAAAGCACATTGCCAACCAGTGTGTTAAGTGCCGCAGGGTTTAATGTTACTAGTGGCGCACCTACCAGTATTATAGCACCCTTGATATTATTAAACAGTGGCGGACCACCTGCAATTCCAGCATTGCCAGCCATTGCGGCTCCGCAAATTGGTACTAACGAACACGAAGACAATCCCAAAGACCCACCAAAATTTGATCGTGATGCGGCTATGGAAGGAAAAACATCCGCACCTACTGCTGGTGAAAGAACTGGCAAAAAAGACAAAATAAAAACCATTGTGAGTAAGTTGATCACAACAGAGCCGTTTAAGGGACATGCCAAATATGACCCTGTTGCTGAAAGTGGAAAAGCGCCAGCACCAGATCCCAAACTGATAGAACAACTGCCAGCCGCGGCTGTGGACATGAGCGGAAAGCCTGTAAATGTAAACACTCCTAACGGTTACCTTAAAGGCACCGGCTACACAGATGAGAATGGAAACCCTATCACTGGTGGTGCATCACAGGCAGTAGACCAAGTACAAGGACTTTACGACAAAGCACAAGGTGTAGCACAAGGTGCAGTGGATGCCGCAACTGGTGCAGTAAAAGATGCGGCAGGCGATCTTGCGGCAGGCATTCCCAACTTTGAAGCCATGGGAGATATCGCCGGCAACCTTAAAGCATTATCAGAATTTGATTTAGCGGCAATCAGTGGATTGGCAGGACTTGTTGCAGGTATACAAATAGCATTACCTCCTATCAGATTCCCAACCACAAATGCATTAGCACAAAAAGTAATTGGTGTTGCCAAGCAATTAAAAGAAATGGAAGCACAACTAAAACAGTTTGCACTTGATTCATTGAATCTGCCAATGGATTTAGACTTCCCTAAAATTGCTAACATGAAAAACAAAATACAGCAAGCAGTGGCACAAGCACAAAATGGTGCACAACTAGGACAACTGTTAAGCGAGTCAGGTATACAAATGATACAGGATGGTCCAGGTACTATATTCCAGGATGCTGCAGGTAACAAACTGGTAGACTTTGCTGGTGGTTTAGGACCTGCAGGAGCAACACTGGGACTTGTGGGTGATTTAACACAAAGTTTTAATGATATTTCAAGTGCAGTAAAAACACCGTTAACTGCAAACGAAACACTGGCAATGTCAAATTTTGCCAGACAAATTGGTACAGAAAACTTTTTAAAGAGTGATGTGTTATCAAAACTAAATGGTTTAAGTGATATAGACGCAAGCAACACTATTGGATATGCTGTAGCAAAAGGTAATGTCCTAAGGGAAATGCAATCCTGGAAGACAGCACCAAATGCACCAGGAGAGTCACCAGTTATTCAGCCTGGCTTGGCTGGCATGAGAAGATTTGAATCTATTTTGTTCCAATGCCCAGATGATATGGATGTAACCAGTTATATCACTGATGCAGGTTACTTGCCGGGCAGTGCTAACTTTGACGATTTGGCAGACCGATTGCAGGCCGCCCTGGACGCACACACTGCTGCATAAAAAATCCCGGACAAGCCGGGATTCAATTAGTCGATCAATTTTTCCATCTCGTTAAACTCTGCAGGAACTTCTTTAGAATTATATCTAAAGTTACCTGCAAGGTTGATGGTATCAAACAACACATACTTTTTAGTTTCTGAGTCATAAATGCCCATACTCACATATCGCTTGTACTGATTGTAGCACTTAAAGTATCGCTGCCCGTATTGACCGTTACGTTCTTCTGCCTTAGCCCAAATTTCTTCGAACTTCCTAGCAATTTTACGCATTGTGTCGTACCTTTGCACGTTAACGTTGAGAATTTCATGGCAATGAAATCCGGCTTCACATTTATTTCTAAATGCTTAATAGTATTTAAGCACACTTTGTATCAAATGTCAACAATTTTGGACCCTAATTAAAACTATTGTTAATAGTTACGATAAATAACAGTATGGCAAAGTTCAAGGGTTTTAGTACTATAAACAGAGTAAGAGCTCCATATACATTGGTGGACAGTGAATTAGTGAAACGTGATTTGCTGAATGAGTTTTATACCAAGCGTGGCGAGCGTGTGATGAGACCAGAATATGGTAGCATTATTTGGGATATTGTTATGGATCCTAGTACACCCATGCTGGAAGGTCAAATACGTGATGATGTAGTCAAAATACTTGGCCGCGACCCTAGAGTGGAGCATAAAAATACATCTATATATGTTTTAGACCATGCTATAAGAATTGAGATCAATATAGAAATTCTACCACAGGGCGATGTAGAACAACTTTACTTAGAATATACAAGGGAAATTACTGAAGGGTTACAATAATGGCTAGTAGACAGCAAAACTTATTCGCGGCAGAAGATTGGAAAATTGCCTATAAAGCATACAGTGAAATAAATTTCCAGGCCTACGATTTTGACACCATCCGTGGTGCATTAGTGGAGTATGTAAGAGCCAACTTCCCAGAAAACTTCAACGACTACATTGAAAGTTCAGAGTTTATCGCAATCATTGAATTGTTAGCATACCTAAGTCAAAGTTTAGCATTCAGAATGGATGTCAATACCAGGGAAAACTTCCTAGAGACAGCAGAGAGTCGTGAAAGTGTATTTAAACTAGCACGTATGTTGGGTTACAATCCTAAGAGAAATATACCAGCAAGCGGATTAATGAAGATTACTAGTATTAAAACAAGCGAGCCCCTAACAGACAGTTTGGGTACTGACCTAAGTAACAAAACAATTTACTGGGACGATGCAAACAACAATCAAAGTTACGAACAATTCATTACTGTAATGAACGCTGCAATGAGTAAGACTAACCGATTCAGTTCCCCTATCAAACAGGGCATCGTGGGTGGTATTAGAACAGAACTATATCAACTTAATACACCACAAGCAGCACCGATTGTTTATAATTTTAATTTAAAAGTAAACGGCAGAGACAAGCCGTTCAATGTTGTAAACCCTGAATTCAAAGACAACAGTCATTTTTATGAGCGCCATCCAGATCCTACGAACCTGTTAAACATGATTTACAGAAACGATGGTGGTGGACTCAGCAGTGATGATACTGGATTTTTTGTATTTTTCCGTCAGGGTGTATTAGAGTTTGAAGATTTTAATTATACAAACCCTATAGAAAATCGTTTGGAAGATATTGACAAACCAAATATCACAGAGAATGATGTTTACCTACAAGAAATAAACAGCTCAGGTATTCCATTAAACAAATGGAGCCGTGTGCCTAACACTGTGGGCCAAACAATTAATTACAACAGCACCAGTTTAAATACCAGAAACCTATACGCAATAGAAAATACAGGAACAACTGGTGTTAGATTAAGATTTACAGACGGTAATTTTGGTAATGTACCAGTGGGTATATACAGATTTTGGCATCGCATTAGCGACCCTTCACGTTACACAATACAACCAGAAGATGCCAGAAACGTCAGTATACAAATTCCTTATCAAAATGCACAAGGCAGAGATTATTCATTAACTGTTCGCTTTAGTTTAACTTACAGCGTGGGCAATAGTTTACCACCTGAGACAGTGGCCGCAATCAAAGAACGTGCTCCTAACACTTACTATACACAAAACAGAATGGTAAGTGCACAGGATTATAATGTTTTCCCACAAAGTCAGAACAGCAATATTACCAAATTAAAAGCAGTTAATAAAACACATGCAGGTCATAGTCGCTATATTGATTTGAACGATCCCACAGGAACTTATCAAAATGTAGATACATTTGCTGATGATGCTTTTTTATATGTCGAAGACAAAAAGCAAACAGACAACGTTATTTTAAACAGTAATACTACTGCACTGGATGTAGTTGCAAGTGTATTACCTAACAGACTTAAATCTCTAGGAATGTCAAACTTTGCTTATTATGGCGCCAGAAACGTATGGACCAATCCAGTTTACGGTGGTAGTGTTAATAACTTTAAGTTTACACCACAAGATAATGTAACCTGGAATTGTTTACCTATTAAAGAGATTAGTAATACTGGTTACATGAAAGAAGAATTTAGTACAGGTAGTAAAAACGTACTTGTAACAAATAATATCAGAAGCAGACAATTTAAACCAAACACCTTCATGAAATGGAGAGATCCTGAAGATCCATCAATTTATAAATGGGTTAGAATTATTAGTGTGGAAAACGGTGGGCAACTTAATGCAGGTATTTCTACAAGTAACGGTCCATGGACTCTAAGTGAAGAAGTAGAAGCCGGCTGGCAGTTAGCAGAAACCATTGTAACTATACGTTCACTGTATACAAAAATAGAAGCACAATTAATAGAAGCGGCAATTAAAAACAGAGAAACATTTGGTTTAGGATATGATTTTATTGCAGACGCATGGTACATTATACCAAGTTCAGATCTTACCACTGTGGTCAAAGAGGGACATTATAAATTAGATTCTTCTAATCGAGGTGCACACAGTTGGATATTATTAATGGAATATTCACCCATAGATCAAAATAGCTATCGTTATACATTAACAAGCAGAAGTCAGGATTATGTGGTACAAAGTGTTGCAGACTTAAAATTTTATAATGTTAAAAATGTAAAAGTTGTAGACAGAACTAACAAGAGTTCACAGGATACAATCACATTCACCACAGCAAATGCTAGACCTGCTGATACTGAAACATTTAGTTGGGACGGCTCTACACAAACTTGGCAAAACGAAGCAACTAATACATTCCATCGCCCACAAGCAAACAGGGTAAACCTACCACTACGATCCAGAGATACAACCTGGAAAGACGTTAATGCTACATGGGTAAGTAATTTTGGTATTTTAAGACCCAGTCAAGTAAGTCCACAGTTGATTGCAGAGGACAACAACTATGTTAAAGACGCTAGTATTACACTCAATACATATAAAGAGGTAGGTGCTATCACACAAGACAGTAATGTGGTTATTGGCTCTAACATAGGACAAGTTACCAGTTTACCTAACAAATTCAGAATTAGATTTAACAACACAACCTTTGGTGAAAATATTGTGAAGGTTGCTGGTGGTAATACTTTTGTTACATACCGACAGATACCCACCGGAAGCACATACGGCACAGAAGAAATATTTGTGGCCAAGGTTGGACAAAGCTCAGCATACAGTTGGGGTGTAAATGGTTCAATGGAAAACACCAGTGTAACAGGACGTTTAACATTACTTGATTATGATGCTACTAAGCAAGCAGGTAATTTATTATATTCCAATATACAAGAAAACGACATGCACTGGAGTAAAGACGGTTCAGGTATAATAAGTCAGGACAAACTGAATATCACTTACTTGACAAACAAGAGTAATTTAGAACAACCTGTTAAGTGGCATGTTACAGACGTTTATCGTGAAAGTGATGGCTATACAGATCCACGTAAAGTAAAAGTTGCTCCTTATGACTCGGACAGTGATTTGGTTCCTGATGATCCACGCCAATTTGCAAAGTTTGTGGGTGTAAATGATTTAATACTGTTTGAATACTATCAGGATTTAAATGGCTACACTTACGATCGTCCAGTAATGGGGCACATACTAGATTACCGCGGCGAGTCCACAATATCAGTAGATAATCCACGTAACCTGATATCACGTGGCTCTGATATTCTTAATACAACCCAATTGCGTTCAGTGGATTGGATATTGGTTGACACGTTAAGTATAGCGAGAGCATTAGAAAACAAGAGTTATGCATCAGGTATGGTGGTATATGTAGCAGATGAAGAAAAAGTATACCAGTTAAAACCTAGTAGCACAGCAATTAATTCAGAAATTTTATTAGTGCCCAGCAAAGAACATTTTGTAAAGCATGGACGAGGTAAAACACAAAATACACAAGCAAAATTAATTAACGATTGTTTTATCAGATGGCAACACGTGGCACCAAATGATGTACGTATTGATCCAAGTATTTCTAACATTGTAGAGATGCTGGTGTTAACATCAAGTTACTATAGTGACGTGGTTAAATGGCAAGCACAACCTACTGTAGATTTCCCATTGGAGCCTACCAGCAATGAGCTGGCAACAGAATTCCAGGGACTAAATACATACAAGAGTGCTAGTGATTCTTTAGTGTTCCGCAGTGCTAAGTTTAAATTACTGTTTGGTGATTATGCAAAAAGTCAGTACAAAGCAAGATTCCGTGTCGTTAAACTGAGTGATCAACTAAGTGATAACGAACTTAAAACACAAATTATTTCCACAATTAACAGTTACTTTGATGTTAACAACTGGGAGTTTGGAGAAACGTTCTATTTTACAGAATTAAGCACCTATATACATCAGCGTTTAGGCTCAAGTATAGGTAGTATTGTTATTCTACCTAAAACCACAACAGGTAAATTTGGAGAAATGTTCCAGGTGCAGGCAGAAGCAAATGAGTTATTCATTAGCACAGCAACAGTAGATGATATAGAAATTATTAGCAGATTGGATAACCAAACACTGCGAACTGATCGTTAAGGGTTATAATTAAATGTCAGACAAAAAGTTATATAAAAAGTTACCAGTAGTACATCAAACTACTGCTATTAAAAACTTTTTTGAGAGCACAGTCGAACAACTGTTTAGTAAATCTAATACAGAATCTATTCAGGGTTATATTGGTTCCAGAAGCAGTGATGACATAAACCTTAGCGGACAGTACCTTCAAGAGCCCACAGTAACTAAAAGATTTTATGGACTGAGTCCTACAGTCAACACTATCAATCCAGATACTGGGGATAGTGAAAATTTAATATTTTATGATGAATTAGTAGATACTCTAAAAACATATGGTGTAGATGTAAGTGATCATAACAAACTGTTCGGTGATAGATACAGTGCATTTTTACCACCAATAGATCCTGATAAGTTACTAAATTATTCAGAATACTATTGGTATCCTGAAGGCCCTTCAACTATTAATGTGCGTGGTACAGCAACCAATCCTATTGACATACATACTGATGTAATTGGTAAAGCACATTTTACACCACCATCCGGCAAACCTTTCCGTAATGGTATGATTGTTAGATTTGACGGTGAGTATGTTACACCACAAACATTAACTATTAGCGAATATATTGTTACAGGTGTTGGCGAAAACATTCAACTGGTAAACAAAAAAGATAACTTTAGCACTAGATTTACAGACGTAAAAGAAGCAGAGTTTGACTATTTTACTAACGATTTATCAGAAGCAGTTCATAGTGCGGCTTATGTACAAGAGTTACACATAACTTCTCACGGTAGAGGTTATGTAGACCCAGAGATTTTAATTTATGATAATGTTTATGTGTACGAAGATGACACTGGTTCTGATTATGCGAATTTAGCCCTAGCATATCCAGAAGGCAGAATAGAATATACTAATGAATTTGAACAAACAACAAACGTTATCTCATTAGCCAAAACAATAGAGTCTAATCTGGGTGAACAGAGTTTAACAGATTATAGTAATATTGTTACAATTATAAATGCATTTGGCAGAACATATATAGATTCATCTGGCACTGAGCAACCAGCCACACTAGCTCAGGCTAATATAACACTGAATACTTTTAATGGTATAGAAGCAACTGTAAGCGGTGGGGCAGGCTATACTGGCGAAACAGATATTTTAGTATTTGATACCATTGTACAAGCAACAGCAAACGTCACTGAAATGGTAGCCCAGCATGGAAACGCTATTGTTACTGATACAATTTTGGTTGACACTACCACAAACATAAAAGTAGGGCAAAGTGTTACTGGTTATGATTTTACTAGCACAGTAAAACAAGTTATACCTGTTGATGTACCTGCCGGCATTGCTGCACAAGTTGTTTTAAATGATAATATAGATTTCAATTCTACTCTGTTTGCAGCTAACCCTACACTTACATTTAAAGGTGTAGACTTTAGTGCAGTGGCCAGAATGAGCAATGCTGTATATGGTGACGGCACAGTTAATTTACAAAGTACCCAGGCTAAAGTAGGTGTCAATCCTAATAACCCCAAGGATTACTATTTTGTAGGCGGCACTCGTAGTTATGACGTAGACCTAGACGGCGACGGCACTGGTGATGGTTTTTGGGGAGGTACTGTAGCAAACAGTTCAGCAGATTATATAATACAGCAACGCGGAGCAAAAAATAAAAACGTCTGGAGTAGAGTTAATTTCTGGTACCACAGAGATAACTTCCTGGATGCAGGTGACAGTTTACCTAACAGAGAGTATCGTGCAGAACGTCCTATTATTGAATTTGATAGAAATCTAGAACTTTATAACCATGCTGATACCACAGCAGGTACAGTCACTATGGCTGTAACTGGTGCACTTATTGCAGACATTGAAGGGCAGAAACCTGGCTTTACACTAGACAGTGTACCGCTGGAAAACTCCACATTTATTGTAACTAACGAAAGTAAAGATGCAAACAAATACATCTATACAGCAAAATTAAATATTAATACAGGTGTTTTAGAAGTTATACGTGCTGGTGATCCGTTGTTGAATCCAGCAAATACTGTTGATGGCGATTCTGGCTTTATACCTTTTGAGATCAAGAAAAATCAAAGTGTACAAATATTATCTGGTGGTGAAAACATAGGTAAGGAGTTTGTATACAACGGTGTTGAATGGATGATTGGACAGGAAAAAGTAAAAGCCAATCAAGCACCGTTATTTAAACTATATGATGACAGTGGCGTTTTGCTTGACGACGATACAAAATATCCTTCTAGCACATTTAAAGGAAACAAGATATTTGGTTATGCTAGGTCTGCAACATCAGATAGTATTTTAAGCACTGTAAAAGACAAAGTGTTAGGCTTCCCGTTGGTATATCAACAATATAAGTCCTCAAGCGAAATAGTTTTTGAAAATTTCCAGGACACAACAACTTATAAGTTTACGCCACTAAATGCATCAAGTGCGTCAGTTATAAATGGTTACAGGTACTACAAAAATTTAAGTGATAATAAATTTTATTCTGCATGGAAAAATGCAACTGATGTGAATGAACAGCGTGTATATACAACGTATACACTGACACAGGTCGATATTGATCGTTCACTAACCAGATACAGTATAGGATGCGTACCCAGACGCAACACTAATAAAAATAGCGGCTATGACATTGAAGTAAAAATTAATGGTAATAACTTTGAAAATTTTGTATACAGTAATACTCTTGAAGGTTATATTGAACTAACTGGAGGTAGTATTAGTGCAGGCGACTTTATAGAAATATCAGCAGGTACTGATACAGGTTTATTAAGAATTAACAGTAACAGCAAATATGAATTACCATTAAGTTGGGGACATAACTATACAAAACAAGACATACGCCAAATCAGTGAACCAGAATATTTAGAACATTTTTCTAAGTACATGTCTAATCAGGACGGATTTGCAGGCGAACCGCTGGGCAGTAATAATTTTTCCAACGGACCTAAAAACGTAAACAAAGCCAGAACCATAGTACAAACCAATCATGATTTAGTATTGGGTGCATTCCTGGTAGACGACCAACCACATAATTTGGTAGATGCTTTAAGATTTTGTGGACACGAATATGTAAAATACAAACATAGATTGCGAAACGAAATACAAAAACTGTACGAGTCAGATTATGGTGAAGGTCCAAGTGTTGAGCAGATGCTTGAAACCACTTTGCGTAACCTAATAAGTTTTAAAATAGGTACAGATGTATTCAACAGAACATACATTGTGCCATTTGGTGATAATTTCCTGGAAGAAACTTTTGTAGCTGCACTAAATCAAACACAGTTTGTGCTAAAAAATTCTGCAGACTTGGATAAAATTGAAAACAGTTTATTAATTTATCTGAATGACAATTTGTTGTGCATTGACAAAGATTATGAAATAAGCAGTTTCTCACCAATCAGCATTAACATTTTAAGTAATGCAAACTTGAAAGCTGGCGATAAAATTGTTGCTAAATTATATGATGCAGAAAGAGATAGTGCTCAATGTCCTCCTACGCCTAGTACTATGGGACTGCTACCATTACATCAACCAGAAAAAGTTTTAGACTCAACATTCCAAACTCCTATAGAAGTAATTATAGGACATGATGGCAGTAAAACTCCAGCATATGGCGATTATCGCGATGATGTATTAATGAATTTTGAAACCAGAATTTATAACAGTGCTAAAGGAGAGTTTAGAGAAAGAAATAGCATACTGGATTACAGTACAGTTGATGTCAGAGGTGGCGCCTTCCGCGATAATAATTACAAGTATACAGAATGGCAGGATCTATTACGTCATGGATTTAGTGTTTGGACAAATATAAACCCTGTAAACCCTATTATTAATGAGTTTTATGACGAGGACAACGAGTGGACCTGGAACTATGGAGATGATTCCTTCCCAGGACACTGGAGAGGCATTTACGAATTTTATTATGATACTGATCGCCCTAATAGCCATCCATGGGAAATGTTGGGCTTTACAGAAAAACCACTATGGTGGGATGAGCAATATGGTAGCGACTACTCAGTTACCAATGTTGCCATGTGGGACGATTTAGAAGAGGGTATTATTCGTCGAGGTCCTAGAGAAAATTTACAAAATGAAAATTATCTGTATAACAACCCATTCCGCAGAAAAGGATTAAAAGCAATTATACCTGTAGATGCTAACGGTAACTTGATCTCACCATATAGATTGTTTACAACAGGCACAACAAGAAAAACTGTAGAGTGGGTCAATACCGATACTGGAAATCATTCAGGATTTAAAACAAGCAGTTTCTTAAATGTTGACGGATTAAATGTCAGTTACGATTCAAGCAATGTATATGTACAAAGCAGTGCGATAGTTAATCATTCCTTGCCTATTGATCAAAATGTGTTAACTCAGTATACTACTTTATATGGAGAGCCACTTAAAGAACAGCCTATATCATATGTGATTGGTACGACGCCACTAAACACTGTTCTATCGAATCCCACGCCAATGGCTAAAAACGGTGCTGTTGCTGTTGCTGTAAACGGATTACCTCTGTATGGAGTTGACTATGGAAACAGTTGGCAAAATGAAGGTGTGTGGTATGAGGACAGAGTACGTCGTGAAAGACGCAGGGACCTAAATTACGAATCTGATAACAAGGGTTTATTCCACTATCACGTATTAATACCTGAAATAGTAGGCTTACAAGAATGGAGTACAACTGAGCATTCTCCTATAGTGGCTTGGGCATTTGATGGACTACCAGTTTATGGTCCATATGGTTATAGTGATCCTACAGACAACACAAGTGAGATTGTCAGAATAAAATCACCATGGGTACTACGTGAAGGATTAAGAACTTCAGGCCCTGGCGGTGCACACACTGGTGTGTACATACAAGACTATCGATTAGACGCTACCCTGGAAGCAGCATCAGGTTATACAAATAGATTTAATGTACGTTATAGTGTAACACCAGATAGTCCTACAGCACCAATTTGGCATTATGTTTGTACGTTGGACGAAAATTTACAACCGGCATTCCCTTATCATGTGGGTGGTGGCATAGAAAATGTTGACCACTGGGCTGGTAATTACTATGCTAGTTCAACTGCACTGGGCAGAATCGGCAATATCGAAGTTTTAGATGAAGGTGGTTTATATACTACAGCAAACATCACAATTAGTGGAGATGGATTTGGTGCAACAGCAAATGCTGTTATAGAGGACGGAAAAATTACCAGTGTGGTTATTACCAATCCCGGAAGTAACTATACTCAGGCAACTGTGGCAATTAGTGGTGATGGTGTACGTGCTAAATTAAAAATTAATTTAAGTGACGTAGACAATGCACGAAATAGTGCGACTGTTAACTCAGAAGCAACCCCCGCATATACTAGTACAAAAGAAGTAGAGTTACGTATTATCGGAGATATCAGTAAAGAATGGAAATTTGGTGATACTAGCCCAGTAGAATATGCATGGAAAAAATCAGAAAACTTTGGCTTTGTACAATCTGAAGCATTGCTATTAGCCAAGCCAGGTAGATTTGCCAGTGTGTTTAGTGACCCCACAAACTTGTATAAGCCAGTCGTTGGCGGATACTTAATGTCCAACGTGGACAAAAAACGTTGGAAGTTTACAAATAAAAATCACTTTAGGATACACGGTGATAGAGATAGTGACGGAAAGTTTATAACAAATGTTGGATACACTCAATTCATCAACAGTTGGTTGAAATTCCAGGGTCTTAACATAGACACTGATTTTGCGCCACAACTACGTACACTGAATATGAAACTGGCTCATCGCATGAATGGCTATGTCGATAAAGACACCATGATTGTTAGAACTGATCAATATAGTAATGACGGTAAAGCAACCAGTTTAATTATACCTAACAATAATGTGGACGTGACTGTACATAGCAGTAACTACAAGGACAGACATTTTTATACTGGTGTATTAATAGAAAAGACCGCTACTGGCTATCGTTTACGCGGTTATGATAGAACTAAAAATTATTTTGAAATTTTAGAAAGCAAAGTTGTTGGTGGTAGAAGGCAATCCGTAGAAGTAGGTGGTGAAGGTGTAGATTTTATACAATGGCGACCTAATGAAACTTATACTAAAGGAACTATCGTTAAATATAGGGACGGTTTCTATCAATCAGAAGCAAATTTAACAGTGGGAGATACTTTTGATCCTACTGGTTGGACTAACTTACCTAGTCTACCACAGCAAAATGGTGCAAAAGGTGTGCTGTATCAGGAAACCACAGGCAAGATACTGCGTGTTAATTATAATACAGTATATGAAACAGTCCAAGAAGTTTATGACTTTTTAATCAGTTTAGGAAGACACCAAGAAAGTCATGGTTATGACTTTGGCGAATACGATCCTGTAATTGGTGAGGTTCGCAATTGGCAGTATGCAGCTAAACAATTCTTATTCTGGACTGTGGGTAAATGGGAAATAGGTAATACTATATTACTAAGTCCGTTAGCCAATAAAGCAAATTTTGAAGTACCACGTGGATTTATTGCAAAAATAAATCGTAGTGAACGCGAGCAGTTTAGTATCCTGGATCAGGACGGTGGAGTTATCCCTCCAGAAGAATGTGAAATTATCAGAGAAAACAACAAGATAGAAATTAAACCGCCAACAGGAAGCCAAATTTATGCAGTGATGCTGTTCACCAAAGAAGTAGAACATGCTTTAATTTTAGATAACAAAACAGATTTTAATGATGTGATATATGATGATTTATTATATCAGAAACACTCACGTATTAAAGTTAAAGCAACAAGAACAAAAAATTGGACTGGTAAATTATTTACAGAAGGCTTCCTGGTTAATGATGATGAGCTGTTGCCTAACCTAGATAATTTAGCAGAAACAATGGGCCGCTATACTGAACTTGGCTTTATTCCGGTTGAAAAACAAATATACGATATAAGCAGACAGCAATACGGATTTAATCAGAGAGATTATTTGCGTGATTTAGATGTTGCTGATGAAGAACAATTTGACTTTTATCGTGGAATGATACAAAGTAAAGGTACTGCTGAAAGTTTAACACGTATCGCACGTAGTAGTGCAGTTGTACAGGGTAATGTAACAGTATATGACGAGTGGGCACTCAAGGCGGGTGAATTTGGTGATCTGGATAACTCACAGAGTGTTGAGCTAAAATTAACAAAATCAGAAATTGTACAAGAGCCACAATTAATAACAACCAGAACACCAGTAGATATCACTTACTCAGTAACAGGAGTAGAAGTATTACAAGCCAGATATACTTATGATACTCCACCACAGATTGTGATAAGCAGTCCTGCAGACAAAACTGGTGTACAAGCAGAAGCCAAGGCTAATCTTAACAGTGAAGGAAAAATTGAAAGTGTAACAGTCACAAATGCAGGTAATGGCTATAGATTAAATGAAGCCTGTGCAATGGTTATAGGTGCAGAGGTTCAGTCAAATAATACTGATACATTATTAAATAATGCAGTCGCAGATATTGATACCAGCAACAGTTTTATAGACACCAATAAAACTAATGTAACAGTTACACTGGCTGATAATATTTCAGGTTCAGGTAATATTACATTATTGGTAGACACTGCTCCTGCAAACATCACTGTGGCAGATATTGTGGATGCAATTAATAGTAATGCATCTTTGAATGTGAATATAACAGCCAAAGAAATAAGTAGCCACCAAGGAAGTACTGTTGGTAGTCATATTATACTAAGTGGTAAAGATTTTACTGTTGTTGATGGAGCAAATATTTCCCTGGTTAATGGTACGTATCAACCTAAACAACGATTCCCACTAGTAACTACTGTTTATACTAATGATTATAACACAAGTGTGGAAGATGTCAAGGTTTATATAGATGGAGTATCGATACCAAATCAGGCAACAATAGACAATGTTACAACAACAAACTGGGTATATGTTCCTGGTAATGTAAACACCATTACAACAAGTGTAAACCACCCTACTATAGACACTAACTCTCCTAGAGGCAATGCTGATCAATTTGATTTAATCAATAACAGTGTAACATTTAATTTGAGTTCTCCACTAGATGCTAACAATATTAATTTAAGCAAAGACGGAGTATACGAGTTTGTAGAAGTTTATATTAATGGTACCAGAGTTAAAAACTTAACTGATTCAGAAAGATTACCAGTTGTTGCCACTTATGCAAACTTACCTCCATTGGCAAGTGCATTAGGACAGGCTTATGTGGTACGTGATGAATTAAAAATATATCTAGCACAAGAACTAACAAACAATAATACATGGACTCATGTGGGTACTGTTTTGGCTTCTGACATACAAGCAGAAACCAGTCAGCATATTACATTCAAGTGGAATAGTACTAGGTTTATTTTAACTCAAAATACTATCACGTTCCCAGACGTTAAGAACTTACCACAAGAGCTACTAACAGCATTTAAAAATCCTCCTGAAAATTATAGTTTATCAGGACAACGCGAAACAGTTTATGCACTGCCAGCCGGCAGCAAGATAGAAGTTATAGAGCGTGGCGCAATTGAGTTTGATGATTCACTAAAGAAAGATCTTCCAGGTAGCACTGTTAAAGGTGTGGTACTTGTGCAGGAAGGTCTGTCAGTAAAAATTGCACCACAAAGAACGTTTGAAATAACACCTGATCTAAAGAGTGATCGTGTTATTACTATAGACATTGACGACAAAAATAGATTTGTCAAGAAGCCCACAGGACAGATAGGATACAGTATTTGGCCAGTAACTGGCAAAGTAGATCATACTGGTATTACTGATAAGGATTATCCAACAATACCAAATGCAGGTTACGTGCACCCAGAAGATGTTAAGTATCGTGCATTTGATCTAGCAAGTTTACCAGATTTATTTGACGAAAACGTCTTGCTTAAACCGCAACAGGGCGATTTAATTCATGTTGCAAAAAGTGAAAACAATGATTGGAACGTATACAGACTAGAGAATACAGCAGCCCAAACAGAATTCCTGATGAGGGAAGAAGGTGGTAATGTATCACTTTACACTGACTACAGTTTGTTTAATTATTTAGACACTAACCAGATTGGAGAGCCAAACACTGGCAGATATCTGGATTATTTCCTAACACTAAACAACGCCACATTGTCAGATAAAGTTGTTGTTTGGAACAATGAATCTGTTATACAAAGCAAGCAGACCACAATCACTGCGTTTGATGCTCCGCAAATGGTGGAAGCCAGAATCGCCAGTATCAGACCACGTAATCTAAGAACAATTTCAAATGTAGAACCTGAAACTGGAAGATATTATAATGGTCTGCAAATTACAAATGTAAATGATACCACAAACCAAATTACCATAGCAGGTAATAACTTTAGTGAAATTGAAGTGGGCGATTATATTCGTTTATTAGACAATGCTGGTGTAGTATCACAATATGATGCCAACATGACTGCTTCAGGAAATGTGTTGACTATCAATGCCAGAGGTATTGCAAACGTTGAAATCACAAATGGTGGTCAGGGATACCAGAGTGTACCTATAGTGACATTCAGCAGCCCAAGCAATGGTGGTAATTTAGATGTTGCAGCAGGCACTGCGTACATTTTGGGTAACGTTGCAAGCATCAGTATTACTGACACAGGTAATGTTCAAACACCAGCACCAGAAATAACAATACAAGCACCAGACAGTGGTAACACCGCAACAGCAACTGGTGAGATTACCGGTGCCGAAATTGTGGGATTTGAAATAATTAATCCTGGATCAGATTATGCAAAAGATAATCAAAATATAGCGGTTACAATTACTGGTGCAAACACTACTCTAGCAGTTGCACATGGACACACTGACTCCGAAGGCAGAATTGATTACATAGATATAGAAGACCGTGGTGCAGGATATTCAGAATTAGATATACAAGTAACTGTGGGCTCTTCCGGTAACCCAGCAGTGGTGAGACCTATACTACGTGGTAACCTTTCAGTAACAATGACCAGTGTGGGTGACGGATACGACTTTGTGCCAGAAGTTACCATAGACAACGGTGAGGTAACTGGTGCTACAGCAATACTGAATGCAGAAGTTACACATATAGGTTTAATACGTAAGGGTGCAGGATATGCGACCACTGACACTGTGACAATGACCCTGGATGCAGCCAATACATCGCCAGCAACAGCAACCATTAACATGCAAAGTGGTGTTGATGAAGTAGCAGCTCGATTTGCTCAAGTAGGAGCAGGCAATGTATCAATCAAATTATCAGCACAATATCAAACAGACTTTTTGTATCTTAATAATGTGGATTTAACTGCCGAGCAAAAAGCCACAGCGGCTAATATAACTGCACTGTTTGGCAGAGCACAAAAAGTACAAAGTGTAGATGCTGTATCCGGCAACATCACAATCGTTAATGATGCAGTAACTGATGTAACAGTGTTGGGTAATAATATAATCAGAAGTAATGTGTACGGCACAGGTTATTCTATCAATGTTTATGAAACTTTTGATAATCAAGACTATGAAGTACTAACACGTACTCCTACCACTATTACTATCAACAGACCTAATTCAGTAAAGAGCTATGCAGTGTCAATGAGACACTACAACCAGAGTAAAATTACAAGTGCTAATCATGGGTATCAGGAAGGCGATGTTGTCAGAATACGTACTAATAAGATTTCTGGCATGTTTAAAATTGAGCATGCTACTCAGAACAAATTTACTATTCCTGCAAAATATGTTCCTGGATTTACAGACGGTGAAATAATCAGCGAAGGTTTAGAAATTAAAACTGTGGGTAACCATGGTATAAGTCCACTATATGCCGCATCAGGCAAACGAATAGCAGTACACTTTGCTGAACCACTATACTATAATAAAGTATATCCAATTAGCAGTTTAACTGCTGATAAATTATTTGTGGATGACTACTGGCCAAGAGATGCCAGAACACATGTTTACTATGAGCATAAACAAAAATTACTAAACGGATCCTCTCCATATCAGGAAGGTGTAGTAAGTTTGGCGAATGCCACAAACACCATTGCTGTAACAGAAAATATCAGAATGGCTGACCATTTGATTCAATATACTTCAAATAGCGATGTGGTTTCTTCTGCACATCTAACATGGCACGGAAATTATCTGGAAGTTTCACCAACAGCATTGCCTGGAAACACCAGTATTAGTACAGAAGTTTCAGTGCAAAGACAAATGTATAGAGGTGGTAATCGCTATGCTATGCTTACCACAATAGACCATGATAAAGTCACATTAAACGGAAGCACAGTTAGCGTACCAAGTTACAATAATCCACAGGCAGTGGCATCAAGTTTAAATCGCGAAATGGAAAAACGCAGACAGTTTACCAACACCGACAATGGTAACTTTGGTTTACGTTTTGCTATGTTAAAAAATCCAAATACTGCAATTTATGAAGATTTTAGTGCTGGTGAAATCAGTGACTACGGTCCTTATATTCGCGACAAGAACATAATTGAGTTACTTAGTGGCGGTAAACTATCTGCTACTGGTGAAATGTCAATAGGTAATACTGATGAAGAAAGAATAGATCCTAACTTTAGTAAAGCCAATAAGCAAGTGGGTCCACACAAGGGATTGACTTATACTGATGAGAATACTGGTGTAGAATATTGTTGGAGCCCGGCATTACAAAGATATAAAGTTAAGTATATACCGCCCGATGTAGGCGACGTTGATGAGCGTGAAGATGACAGAGCAGAAGATCACGAATATCAAACGAAAAATAAAGAGTATGAGTATAAAGAAGGTGATCAAAGCAATACCACCATTGTTGATCCAGATATCTTGACATCGATTCCTGGATCCAGGGAAGGTGTAATTATTGGTGCTCCTGGATATACACAGCCTGTATACGATATGCAAGCCAATGTTTCCTACACAGTCAATAGTAATGTAAGTGTTATACCTAAATATCGTTTAGCACCCAACAACTATAATGTGTACGAAGTATATGAGGGTGTGCAAAATGATGATGAAGATTTATACTACATTTTGGTAGATAAAGTACCGCCACCATTAGTAGAACATGATTTTTATGCAACTGTGAGTTTTTGGAGCGACTTTAATACATTACCACTCACAAATTATTATTACGATAATGAAATCATTCCAACTGTTAATGTTAGCAATCAGATTACTAATGCAGACGATCCTATCAGATTACAGAATACTGGTTATGTTCTTTCACTAGGAGAAGTAGAGCCAGCGGCTTATATAGGTTTACAAAAAGTAACAGAGCCGTTTGCTGTATCTGGTGGTAACGGAACTGATGCACAACAAAATATTTTAGCGGCGGCTCAGATGAGAGTGTCTAGTCCAGACTTAAATACTGGCGCCACGATAGAAGTAGAAACAAACGGATACGACAGTTTCTTGTTATGGACAGGAGGTTTAAAACCAGCCACCCGTATTCCAGATGCCGCAGGTCCAGGCAGACTGCCAGGTTATGATGGCACACCAAGCACACTAGGGTTTGGTAGAGGATATTATCAACCAGGTGTAAATGACTTCCCAGCAGATTATCCTGAAACTGCCACATTAACTTATGATAGACCTATACAGCGATTGGCATACAGCAGAAATGTTCCGGTATATCCTGAATCACGTAACTACGTATTTGATATGTGGGAACATTTTGGTAATGTTGTAGCCAATATCGATGTTGTGTCAGGAGAAAGTAATGTCACAATTACTGATGATACCGTGGCAAATGTACAAGTAGACGATTGGGTAATCATTAGTGGAACAGAAATAGGTACAATAACAGAAGTAAACGGAAATGTTATAACACTAAGCCAACCACTAACAGCTGATTTAGCAAGGAATGAATCGTTTGCAGTTGAAGGTGACGGCACCAGATTTACACAAGAACAATACCAAGATGCAGTTGATAATGGACTTACATCAATTGGTGCTTACCCATTAGATGAACTGATACTACGCACAATTAATCCTGAATTTGGCGTACAGGGTGCAGGTGATGGTAAACTGGTAGCAGAAAATATTTTTGTTGCCTGCTTCTGGACAGAAGACTTTACATACGTGGATCAGATTGTGGGTTGGGACTATAACAACCTGTATGCTGATGGCACACCTAAAGAAATTACAGAAGATTATGACGGCACCGTAGTAAGATTTAAATACATCAGATTAACTGAGTTACCTGAGACAGCAGTAACCAGAAGACTTATACCAGATACCGGATATGCTGGTAAAGGTTGGACAAACAGACAGGTTGATACAGTTACTCTAGATTTTACTGACGCCAACGAAGATGAGATTTGGGAACTGTTTAATCCTGACAACTACACTGCTGGTAGCACCGGCGGAGAAGGAGGTCCTAGAACAGTTAATGTGGGAGATAGAGGTAATACCACACAGCCTACCGACGCTGGTACTACAGTAACAAATGACGGTACTCTAATTGTGGACGATCCGTTTAAAAATGATGATTTGGTACCTACTACACCTGTAGGACCTATTTTAACAGGCTCTATATTTGATGGGCTACCTGGACCTTGTGTACCACCAGATGATCCAAGTAAAAACACAGTGCCCAATGTGAACGGTGATATTGCATGTGGTGAAGTAGACGTTGTTACAAAATATGTTCAATTGAGCGCCGCACAAATTAATGATGAAAATACCGGCAGAGTTATACTGGGTCCAGATGAATCCTGGGGATATCACAGTTTTAAAGTGTTTGGTGAAGGTGATGTAAGTTTATTCTTTAACACAGTACAACACATACCTGGTGTTGCTACTAGCGAATATACACAATCGGATACACCTTTAGGTTTTGTTCTTGTACAACATCAAGATCAGTACCCCGCTGATGGAACTGATGAAGATAAAGCTGCGTGGGTAAGCGATATTAGAAATATTCTGTTCAGTACAGAACATAGCGGCAGTAACGACAGCAACGATGGTGATCAGATAATTTATTACGGCTTTGAAAACTTTGATCAAAGAACAGAAGAAAGCAGAGATTTATTTGTGGAAGACCAATTGGGATTGGCTGTAGACCATCCATGGTTTACACATACTCCTATACCAGGTGATGGCTCACAGTACTGGAATGGTTCACACTTACCTAGTGGTGCATATTTTTCAGATGAAGTACCTTTGAAAGACATTTTAAAAACTGGTGGCGGCGCCAAGCAAAATGTAATAGTGGAAGGTATTGGTGCATTAACCAAATACGGTGTAGATTGTAGCCAAGGTCAATGGTTAACATTGTTCATCATGACACAATGTACCGATACCAGTGGTGGAGTCAGAGGTCCAGCGGATGGTGAAACAATTAAAGGTGATCCCGATAAAGTTTGGAGTGCTGTTATCAAGTATCAAACAGAAAAAATTATCTTAGACAACACTGATGATCCAGAGGATGGTACTGATGACAACGGTGAAGTTGTGTGTGCATATGAAAACGCCAGCAGTAGAGCTTACCAGCAGGGCATGTTTATAACAGAATACCAAGCAAGTTCTGATAATGGCTACTTTGGACAACATGATGACAACGGTGAATACGACAAAGGAACTGGACGTAATAACCTGGATAACATTTACTTTGATCACAGTCCTCCTAGCACTGTGTTGTCCTGGCACCCAGATACTCCTTACAAGTCAGGTACGCCTAAAGAAGTTACAGGAAACTTTAGTCCTTACTCTAAACAGGCCACCTACACATCTAAAATCAAGTCAGGATGGTATTCATCGTTCAGCAGTTGGAACTTTAATTACGATGCCTATAACAGAGAACGCAGGACTCTAGTAGGTAAAGGATACTGGCTATGCCCGTCTGATGGCTTATACGAAGTCTCAGGTTATAGTGACGATGGTTTGCATGTATGGATCTCCAGTGCATGGGGCGGATTCCAAAATCACCCATATGGAGGCAAATATGCTCACAGAATTGGCGTTAACGATCTGGGAGAGATAACTAAATGGGGTACTACTGCAGGCCCAATCACATATGAAGATGGTCAAGAAGTTGGTGAATATTTCACTGAAGATAAGCCCTTGGATAAGAATACATTAACATCAGAATCTGCGACTGGTGGTTATAATTGGAAAACTTATGCAAAAGGTGGCAACCACAGATACAACGGCAAACCAGGTTATGGAACCTGGACAACCTATGAGGCTAACAACTCATACATGGATTCCAAATTTTACCACCATGAAAACTCTGTTTTACGCACAGGCTGGTTAACAACTGACCACGAAAGTTCATCCAGTAATCAGACAGGTATTGATTATCCTAATAGATGTCGTGCTAATCCGTTTAGTTGTAGAGTGTTAACAGAATTAAAAGGTGGTGAATATTATCTGGTCAGAGTCATTGCCGGTAACAACAGAGGTCCTGGTTATGGTAGATTTACTTGGCGTAATATCACAAACGGTACACAAGGTGCTATGACATTTGGAGGCAGATATTGTCCAGATGATAACCCAAGCGAAGTTGATGAAACTCAAACTGGAAATGGTGCTGAAACAACTACAGATACATCATTGACAGTAGATCCGGGTTGGAGATTTGTCGCGGAGAGAGAAGGCGATGTCACATGGACGTATAGTGTTACCTATGGCACTACGTTAATAGAGTCTGGACAAAGAACACAAAAGCCATACGTCTTAGGTCAAACAGGACCAGGCACAGGCGCACGTAGAGTTTATTCGTTTAGTTTGAATACAAACACTGTACAGGCAGGTTTATTGGGGTCAGTAAAGGGCGCCGATGATAAAGAAACATCTGGTGACCCCGATGATGGCGGTGATGATAACACAGCATCAGCACAAGACAAGGCTTATCAGAAATGTATTGCAGACAATGGTGCTAACGATGCCAAACAAAAAGCAAATGATGCAATGGCTGGAATTGCAGTTGACTGGACTGAAGATGACATTCCTGGTTTGGTTTGCTACTATAAATCATATGGTAGACATGCACGTGATGTAACTGGCAGTTTAGCAGAACAGGTAGAGGAAGCAGCCGCGGCTGATACCGCACCACCTGCAGAGGCAGGTACTATTCTTGAGGAAGGTTGTGCTACCACCATGAGCTTTGATAAAGATCCAGAAACTGGTGAAAACCTATATTATTATACAGGCAAATACTATTACAAGGTAGCAGATGGTGAAGGAGGGTACACCAGACAAGAAGAGGATTCAGGTGACAGATGTCCCCCCAAGGACACTATAGTGGGTTCACAAGATGAGGAAGATTGGTTTAACGGCGGTGGCACCCCTGACAATGATGATTCTGATGAGGGTGATACTCAAATTGACGGTGCAGATGATGGTACCGATGATGATGGTGGAGATTCGGGCGATGACGGCACAGTGAATGACACAGATGATGGTACTGGTACTGGTTCTGGCACTGGTTCTGGCTATCCAGCTGCAGGCACAGTGCTTGCACAGATATGTGAAACCAAAGTTATTAATGTTCTGGGTACAAATTTTGTGATAAATACAGGTATGTTAATACAACAAGTTGCCGACGGTAATGGCGGATCAAGTGAAATTAAAGTAGTTAATTTAGGCGAATGTCCTATTGGAACAACAGGTTTCGCCTAAAATTTAAGGAGTAATATCAGTTAATGAAGATCAAACCCACAGTTGTTACTGCTCCACCACTTCCAGGAGTTCCAGACTATATTGCACCTTGGCAATATAGAAGATACCAAAATCTGTTGGCTCAGGAAAAAGTTTCTGCGTATACAACTTCTGGTGGTTACACTAATGAACAATTAAGATTAGCAGCCCGTGCAATGGGCAAATGTCCTCCTGGGTACGAAAACAAATGCAGAGTTTTGAGTTTGGACTATGGCAGTGATACACCTTTTATTAGTCCTGCTCCTGGCATCTCACCAATGGCCAGTTTAAATAATAAACAAGTAAAAGTATCTAAAAATAGAACACTAAATGCAAGAGCCACAAACGAAAGAGTTTGGAATGGTACAAAATATATTACCACATATGGTAACAATAGCGGTGCCGGCACACCTGAAATGGCAGTGTGGAGAAGCATGCCTAGCTCATTTGCACAACCTAAAAAACAAACAGTCTCACCTGAACTATATGGCTACGCTACTGATGGTACCAACGGTATAAGCGAAAATCGATTCATTAGTGTAACACACCAGCGAGTATCTGGTGGTAATATTGTAGAAAACAGGAGAAAGCTCACTGTTGTACCCAGAGTACCAAAAACACTTAATTACATTGTACTACAAGAAGGTGACCAAAGCAAGACTTTAAAAAATCTTTCAGGATTAAATCAGACTACAAAATTTTATACTCAACCTCCTAAAGTAGGCACAACAGTAAGTGTTAATGGACAAACATTCCAAAACATTCAGTTGCCCGGCGGAAGCGGCTTCGAAGGCGTACCACCTGTTAAAGGTCCTGGTGACCCCATTGGTAATGGCGGCGGCGGAGGCGGCGGAGGCGGAGATGGCGGTGGCGGCGGTGGCGGCGGTGGCGGCGGCCCCAATATTGTTGATCCTGACGCACCACAATTTAATCTGCTGGATATTAATGGTGTAAGATTTAATCAAAAGCCTGCTATAGATATTACTCCCCTGGAAATTGATAGCCAGGGTAATTATTTTGCTGGTGGTCCTAAAGCCAGAGCATATATGAGTAGTCCTACCCCGGAAGTCAGTTTCCCGGCAAACGATTTGTTTGGCATAGCAGAAAATACAGAACTATTAATTAATGGTAGAAAAGTAATCATACGCGGTGGTGGTTTGTCTGATATCAAAACGCAAGTAAACTGCGGCAGTATGGGTGTTGAGGCATTTATAGAAAAAGGCGATAGTGAAGAACAAGATACAATCACACTGGTAAGTTGTAATGGCAATCCGTTTACTATTGCTAATGGTTGCGGTGGTGGAACTTATCAGCAAGTAGGTGACTTCCATATTAACAGAGGTTTTGAACAACAGCGAAATAAAACAGTAAACTCTAATGCACATTTAATATCATCCAGTTTAAGCACATACAAAGATGAGGACGGCAGTCTAAATAAAACAAACTTTGGATATTTTGGCCCAGGCGGCAACGCCAAGGATTTAAATCCAGAAATTGGTAAACAAGAATACTTAAAGTTTTATCCTGTTCCTGCAAGTACTAACGACATTTCTGAAATAGGCAGTAAAGCAAATCCGTTTTTTATAGATACTGAGAGTACAACAACTACATTTACTACATCAGGTAGTGGATACAGAGTGGGTGACAGATTGAGATTGGTTGGTGGTACTCCTGTAACAAACAGTAAAGGACCAATTACAAAAGTTTGTATAGAAAATGCAGGTAGTGGATATAAAAATCCAGCCAACCTACAAATATTATTTGACTCTTCAGATAACTCAGGTATAGGTGCAGTTGCAGTTGTAACAGCGTTAGATGAAAATGGCGGTATTGCAGAAATTGTAATGCGTAATGGTGGCGCTGGATATGATTTTAAAAAACCACCAAAAGTATCAATTTACGATGCAACACCCACAACAACAGAATATACCAGTATAGATGCAGCATGGCCAGCACAACCTTACGGTGCTAATATAGAAGTAACTGCAAATCAGTATGTTAGAATTGATGCACAAACAGAAGTTTTAGATGCATTAGGTAAAGTAGTGGGCAACGAAGTTCAGAGCAGATACTTACTGGCAACCGGCGATCATGCATTTGGTGAGATGGTTGAAGTGGCTAAAAAAGAACTATTCACTGGCACGAACAATGTAACTAATATAGAACGTATAGAGGATAACAAGTATAAGAATCGTGTTAAGTTTACACTTGCTAATACATCAGACTTAGTTACTCCTGGCACTGGTAAAGGTATGAGACCAAATAGTTATGTAATGGTTACTCACTATCCAGTGGGTGCAATTACTGGTCCATTAGAAATTTTAGGGCATACAGGAAATGCTACAGTAAATTTTGAATACAGTGTTGAGTACAATCCACAACTGGAACAAACTTATTTAAACCAAAACAGTAGGACCACATCTCCTATAACAGATATTCAAGTTTCTAGACGAGAAGTAGCACTGTATGCAAATGTTTCTGGTAATATAGAATGTGTTGGCCACTCTTATATGTATAACCCTAATGACAGTAGTGATGGTGGTAATATCACATTAAGCCAAATTTATGATACATCAGGTAATCCGGTACTGGCTAATGCTACAAACAGTTTAGCAGATGGTGGCAACGTGTGGATTTGCCCTAGCACTGTGAGCAAATTTTGGATACCAGAACATTATGATGACGGTTCTGTTTTTGGAGACACTGATACAAGTACTCCTTATTTTGTGATTAATCATCCTGACTTTTCCACTGATGCGGCAGTATCTCAGGCTTTCCCAGCTAACACAGATGTGAAAGTTTATAATATACAACCATGGTGGAATGGTATCAGAAACGTTAGTAACCCTCCGTTTATAGACAGTATTGATCCACGTACACCTAAAAATGAACCAGTACTAAGTGCTAAAATCGGTATAGATGGTGATACTGGCGAGTTTTTAGATGATAGTGAGGGTGGCAGAAACTACAAAACTTTTGCAGGCCCCATAAGAGCGGCCAAGTTTATTGTAACAGGTGTAGATAGTCAAGGTGCTATCACCAGTTTACGTGTGATCGACCGCGGTTTATACGCAAACTTCCCTAGTGATTTAACATATGGTATCCCACTAGAATACGACTATGCTACTGATGGCTCTGTGAGTATCCCAGAAGGTAAAGCAGGCACTTCTGTAGGGCAAGACATCAGGGGTAATACCCTGGGTGTGGTAGACCCCTCCAGGAACAATATAGCATACGGTACCAAAGAACATCCAGAGTATACCAGATACAGTAACTTTAAATCGGGCAGAGGCATATTTGTCAATGACAGTGACTTGGTTATTGATGGTATGGACGATCCAGAGGAGTGGGAGGGCCGCAAAGACTGGATTGTGGGCAAAGTGGAAGACAATGGGCAGGGCCCTGCTAACTCAGCCGGTCTTGCAGCCCTGTTGGCTGCAACACAAGATCAATGGGGCAACAAGGTTGTTATCTGGTACATGAGATGGTTGGCCGCCGGCAGACCTAAAACACAGTACCGTTTACAGTTTCCTGTGGAATCATCTTACCTGGCAGATTTGTTAAACAGAACAGAAGAATCTTTAGAAGATTCAGAGACAGTTGGTGGCATCACGTACAATCCAAAAGAAATTCTTGCTTCCTACAGAGAGAGCCAAGCAGCACTAGCCAATAGATCAGATCTCATACCATACAAACACGGAGATTGGGCATCTTATCAGGAGTTCTTTTACGACGGTAAATCGTTCCAGCCTTATACTGGTTCACCTGGTGCGTATGACCCTAGCACTTATGTTGCTCTTAATCCCACAGAGTTAAGACTTAAAGGTCCGGCAAAAATGTTTGCAGAGGGCAAACTACTTAGAAAAGACAGACTGATAGAACTGGATCCTAAAAGTATTGAATACGGACTGTACAAAGGTACCAGAACAACAGGTGAATATCAACTTGCAGGTGGTACAGGTGCTAGGGTATTCTTAACAGCACAAGAAGTGCCTAACTGTAGTGAAAAAGGAACTGCTAAAGAATCTCTTAACTTGCCAGACGAAGTTGTAGAAGTAAATACACCCAGAGCGTTTACCAGAGCATTAAACAATGCATTAACTGGTGCAGGCTATAGTCCAACTGATATTAAATTTAAATTTACAGATTTAGGTGACATTGGACAGATAGATTTAGTTAGTACTTATCCTGGTTTTGAAATTGATGAACCAAACCCAGGCTTCATAGAAAAACTTGGATTACCAAAAGGCACATACAATACAGCAATGCTTTGTATAGAAGCCACTCTGAATGATCCCACATTAACAAACGACTCTGCTAATGCCATAATAGATCAGTTTTATGATTCAGAATATTTTGGTGCACTGACAGGAAGTGATTTAGCAAATGTAACAGGACTGCCGTCAGACTTACAAAGTCTGGAAAACACCGCGGTGCTAAGTTTACTTTGTGTGGACAAAGTTGGCCCTGCTAATAATCCTCCACTATATTTGAGTCCAGGTGCTACAGGTGCTCCATATACTGGAATGCCGCCTGCAGTTCCATTAAATGATAATAACAGTATTTTTAATGGTGGTTACAAAACGGTTATTACAGAGCTTTTCAAATACGATCTAACAAACATTTATGGTGATAAATTAAGGCTGGGTTCTACAGAACCCAAGCAAACTACTGATGTATCTATTTTCAGCAGTAAACGATTTAACGACTTTAATAGTATAAGTTTATATGCAACTCCTATTGAAGATACCATAGTAATACCAGAAGTACACAACCAAGCAAATGCATGGGTAGACAATTATAATGGTGGTTGGGCGTATTTAGAAAATGGTAAAACAATCAGGTCCCAGAGTAATTTAACAGACACTAAATTTATAACTAATGTTTTAGCATATGATAGAGACACTGGAATCAAGAACAGTGATCTAAATTTATGGGATCCATTCAAAGGTGTACTGCCTGGCGTGATACAAAATGAAATACATCACATCAATGAAGTTGATCCTGTTGCATACACAAATACCAGAAGTAGTTTTGGTAGAACCAAGGTAGGTCAAGTTTGGTGGGATACTAGTACTATTAGGTACGAGTGGTACGAACAAGGCACCAATGAGGAACGTCACAGACATTGGGGTAGAACATTCCCAGGATCATCTGTTACAGTATGTGAATGGGTAGAGAGTAAAGCATTACCACAAAACTGGAACGGCAACGGCTCTCCAAGATGGAGAGACAGATATATCACAGAGCGCCATCATGATCCTGTTACAGGTGAATACGAACAATATTACTATTACTGGGTACAAAACCGCACAATACTGGATGACAGAGTAAAGAGAAATTGGAACAGGCAGTTTGATGTAGAAACTATTGCGAAGTATATTAGTAATCCTGTGGGCTATGGCTTAAATGTTGTTGCATTTGTAAGTCCAGAAAGTTTTAATTTATATAACACTAATCAGTATATCACTGATAACGATACTCATATACAAATTAATTATAGCAGTAATTTAAATCCAGACGGCTTAAAGCATACCGCATGGAAATTAATGCGTGAGAATGATGATGCTAGCGACGTGCCACAGCACTTGTCAGATAAACTGATAGACAGTTTAGCATCACAAGATGCTATAGGACAAACTGTACCTGATTTCACTTTAAGTTATGCTGAGAAATACGGTATAGGATTCCGTCCACGACAAACCATGTTTGTAGACATTCGCGAAGCACGTAGAGTGATGGCAAATGTACTGAATGAATTACTTGCAGACATAAAACTGGAAACGCAATATCCTGAATGGGATTCAGACGTAGAGCATTATGGCTATACCTGGTCAAGAACAAACTGGTATGAAAAACTCAGAACTGATAATCAAACAAATAAAGTTATTAGATATGACGACAGTTACAAGCCTGTTTATAAAACTTCAAGTGTAGCAGAGCTATACAAATTTAAAGACTTACCTGACGGTACAGTGATACAGGTTGATAATGAACAAAACAACTCCAGCGAGTTGTGGATTTATATTTCTAATACAGCAGATTTTAAACAAATCAGTATTAGTGACGAAACACTACAATTTAATGATGCAGTGTTTACTGATAGCACAACTCCTCTACTGAGTGCTGAACTCAGAAGTGTATTGATCGCTCTCAGAGACAAAGTGTTTGTAAACACTAACAAGTGGAACAAATTGTTCTTTGCTATGTTAAAGCATGCATATATGGAACAAAATCAGTTAGATTGGGCATTTAAGACTTCTTATTTGTATGTAGAAAAAGAAGAAGACGACTTAATAGCAGTGTCTGGATTTAAACCAGATAACTTCCAGAAAGTATTGGATTACATGAATGAGGTCAAGCCTTATACAAGTAAAATCAGAGAATACAAAGATGGTAAGAAAACTCCTATAGAATATATAGGTGAGAGCTCATTAAGCGATTTTGATAATCCACCATATGTGGATAATATCAGTAACACTGTGATTATACTGGATGAAACCAATCCAGAAGATTTAAAAATAATGCAAAACAGTATTGCACACAGTGATTATATTACAGTCACAGATAAAAGTCAATCTCCAATACGTACAGCAAATACCAAATTAGTGTTTGACCGCACTAACTGGTTACCAACCATGAGAAACTGGAACAAGGAAACTACTCCAGTTAATATGAGTATTGCAGAAAACTTTGCTAACATTGTTCCTCTATATACATCTAATATATCGCTACAAGCAGATGCTCAAGGGTATCTACAAGTGGCGAATGAAATTCGTGCTGTTGACAGAATTTTGGCATACTCACCAGATGCTAAGGCTACATTTATTGCTGAAATTAATACGTATTTTGATGATGTCACTGCTTACAATAACGCAGATATCATAACAAACAGCACTGTACTTTACAACATGATAGAAGATGGTGGACTGGATAGGACTCTTGCTCTGCTTAAGAAAGAAGTGGGTGGTAACTTCCGTGGCGAAACACTGGATGCACAAAAATTTCAAACCATAATTGATGATGTAAATTACATAAATCAAATTATCAAAGAGTTTGGATTTGATAGCCAAGGCTTTGACAGCATGTTAAGCATCAATGATACCACATATACTGACGACCGTAATGCAAATAATTACGGTATAGTAACAACAATAGGTGTTGGTGATACGTCATGGGACAGCACAAAAGAATTAGTAAATTACCAAGGCGTTTTTGATACTGATAAGCAAGGCAATGTAACACTACGTAGAAATGAAGAAAATTACGAAGGTTTTGATGGAGTAACATTCCAGAGAGTATTGTACGGCGAAGAACGTCCAGAAGAAATGGCGCTGATTGATCCACTAGAAAGTTTAGTTATGACCGTTACTACCTCAGAATTTGCACTGGGTGAAAATGTTATTACTACACAATACGATCCGCATGATGTTGCAAATGCAAATGTAATTCACAGTGGAATTTCACTTAGTGATATAGAAATTGTTAATCCAGGTATAGGCTATGTAAATCCAACATTACGTATTACAGACAGCACAGGGTATGGCCCAACCACACCAGCAAGTGCAAATGTAATAGTTAATTCAAGTGGTAGTATAACTGGGTTTGCTAACGTTGTTAGTGGTAGCGGATATAATTCCTTTAGATTTACATTAACAGATGACATAAGATTAACAACATTTGGTGATAAATCAATTACTGAAAACACCATAGAACTATTAAGTAATGTAAATGCTAGAGTTGGGCAGATACTATATTATAATTCAAATCTGCTGGGTGAAATTTTAGATATTAATAATAACACCATAACATTAAGCTCTCCGTTAAGTTTGTTTATACCAACAGGCAGCACATTATCAGCATCAGGCAAGGATTTTTATGCAAGGGCTGTTGTGCCAACAACCACACAAACAGTGTTAGTGGACAAAGACTATGTCATACAGTCCTGGGAAAATGTTTCATATACATTTAGCAGTGTGTCCGGTAATAACGATTATGTGTCCGTTGCAAATGTGGAATTCAGACATTTTAATGATGGCACAATAACAAATATTATTTCAGGCAGTGACCCTGATGAAACAGATGCTGTATATTATGTAGACACTGTTAACGGTTGGGACACAGCAAATGTAGACGCAGCTCAAGGCTCTTTTGATGTTCAAACAAATGATGCAACAGCACTAGTGGTTGAAAAGATTCCTTATGGTGCAGAAGTTAAGCACAGGGTTCATCTAAATTTATTTGGTTCTACAGATTACTTAAGAATCAGACCAGAAACCACTACACATATTGTGGGCAATGTTTATTCGTATAGTGAAAAGATAACACTGGACAATGACAATTTCCTAATTGATCCTACAACCAGAGACCCTGGTGTTATTTGGGTAGGCAGTGAGCAGATAAAATATGCAAGGCGCAGTGGAAAAACAATTAGTTTGCTAACACGCGGTGTTGCAGGCACCACAATACAGGATCACGTAGATGGTACAGAGGTATACAGTGGAGAGTTTACTGAACTGTTTAACCACTTGAACCCAGCAGCAAATATATGGTTGGATACAGGTACCAGATACGAGCTGCCTGCAAGTTGGGACGAAGCGATAGACTTGACACCAAGTAATCCTAACGATAACCTTTGGAACGTACAAGTTGCATGGGACGAAATATCCAACAGTAATATCACAATCAGTAATGTATCTGCTAATGTTACAACGGTAACAACAGCAAATGGTAATGTTACATCAGCAGTATTAGAATTAAGTGGTAATGCTAATCTTGCAGTGGACGAAGGTGTCAGAATAACAAATGGCAGTAACGCACAAGTTGTATTAGTGGATCAAATTAGCGGTTCTAATGTAACACTGGTTGCTGATCACAGAGATGTAATGTTTAGTAATGTGTTTGTACAAAGTGCTACAGTTACATTGTCGTCGTTCAATTATGCTGGCCAAGAAGCAGGAGATACTTGGGACAACGCAGTTATTGCTGGACAGTCTGCACAAAGTTTGGCTGACAGAGCTAACGCAGACTACACAACACTTAACAGTATTATGAGGTTCTTGCATAACTTATAATTAACATTGTATTTAATAAAAGCGATAAATAAGAGTATGAGCAACAATCAAAAAGAACAGGAACTAAAAGAAATGAAATCCAGCACAAGCAAGCCTGATGATAAAATGGGCGTCAATGTAAGCGGTCATATTCTAATCAGAGATAAAGAAACCGGAGAAGAGTTAGTAAACAAGAGAAATGCTATCCACTACGGTAACATGGCGTACATGGTTGCACAGGCATTGAACAACCAATCAGGTGCATACATTCATTACATGGTGTTTGGTAATGGTGCAACAAGTGTTGACACTGCTGGTAAAGTTTCCTACAAAGCACCCAGGGTAACAGAAGCATACGAATCAGGTGCTAACTTATATAGTAGAACATACTGGAAGCCAGTAAGTGCAAGCTCTGTAAATACAGACCAAGATAATAACAGAATTGATATCATACCAGGAAGTAGTTATACTGACATCAAAGTTACTTGTACATTATCATATGGCGAGCCTTCCGGGCAAAGTAAATTTGATAACAGTTTAACGAACGAAGGTGAATATGTTTTCGATGAATTAGCACTGTTTAGTTACCCAAGTGATGATACCTTGGCAACAGAAGAAGAAAGAATTAATACAAGCACTATGTTGACACATGTGATATTCCACCCTGTGCAAAAAAGTGCTAACCGTGTGATAGAAGTTATCTACACAGTAAGAGTACAGTTAAGTTAAGAGGATAAAACGTGCCATATGTAATTAATAACAGAAGCGGCGATTCCATAATTATACCTGATGGCGATCTTAATCAGGACTACAGTGTTGATTTAATAGGTCGTAATTATGAAAATTATGGTGCAGTTGTGGCGTCCACAACTGTGGACATGTTAGACAATTTTGCACACAGTAGTCCTCCAAATAAAGCAGTTGACGGCCAATTATGGTACGATAACGTATATAAAAAAATTCGTGTTAAAGATGGCACATCAGGTGCATGGATACCCACAGGTATTATAGTATCGGCTACTGCACCCAATAATGATTTTAGCCAAAAACAGCCTGGTACAGCATATTTTAATACAACAGAAAACTTATTTTATATTCATGATGGAACAGATTTTAGACAATCTTCATTAGCTGCAGGTGTAATTGATACACAGTCTACATACTCAGGCGCCAGTATTGGTGGCACACCCACAGAGTATGGTAGCAGAATAAGACATATATTTTTATTAGACACTGATGGTGTATCACGCAGTGTATTAGCATTGGTGTATACAAACCAGCAGTTATATCAGAGTGCTGACTATTACAATAACGAAAAAATAATTGCGATTTTTAGTGGACACTCAGACATTTTCACAGCCGCAGATGGTAATAGTGGGGTAAGTGGTACAGCACACAATTTTTATAACCAACTAAGTCAATCAGGTGGAATAGGCATAACTATACGTCCGGGTATCAATATAAGAACAGATGATCAGGGCCGTGTTAATTTTGCAGAAGTATCCGAACGTGCAAATGCCAGTTACAATTTAAACACTGGTGAGTTTGGTGCTGATGGTGCCAATATCACAGCAAGCAATGTTTATCATAAAAATGCACACCTGATTTCCAATCAACATGACACTTACGATTTAGGTAATGCAACAACTACATTTAATGATGGTTATATCACAAATTTATTTTTAGGTAATGGTACATCTGGCGGTATACAAAATAATGGTAGTAGTGTAGTTGATATTGGTACAGCACTGTCTCCGCTAAACAATGCATACATCACAAATGTTGTTGTGTATGGAGACCTAGAAACACGAGGCGGTGGCAACATTGGTAATGCGGACAACAGAATTGAAAATCTATACGCAAACACTATAAATGCTAATACTGTAATAATAGACGGTTATACTCTACCAACAAGTGCCGGTAATGATGACGACATGCTAGTACTGGGTAGCACAGGCAATGTGGTGTTCAAACCTCAACCCAAACGCATTGCTAATCTCACAAGCACTACCAACAGTATAGATTTTACTGAAACCACAACTACTGTGGAAGACGCAGTTAACGGAGTTACACTTGTAACATACGATTATGATTACAGAGCAAATGTACCATATATGCGTGGTCAATTTGGTGTGGCTAACACTTCAAACTTATCTTATAACTCTGTGTCAGGTGAGTTTGACATAACCCGTGTTACACCACTGGACGGATTTGAGCCAGGGGATTTTGTGCGTACCGGAAACTATAATCAAACTGTGCTAGGTGAAAAAACTTTTCAGGGTCACACAACAATAAATGCTAATATTACACTGGGCGGTACGAGAATTAACCATACTGGTACATTGGATTTTGTGGACTCTGAGGGACAAACAATCAGGTTCAACACAACTGGTGGCATCACAGCAGATGGTGACATCACAGCATTCAGTGATTTAAGATTAAAGAAAAATTTAAGTGCTATACCGCATGCACTTGATAAAGTAAAAGAATTAACAGGTTATACATACAATAGATCAGATAAACCACAAGATACTAAACGTTACACCGGCTTAGTAGCACAAGAAGTGCAACAAGTACTGCCTGAAGCAGTAACACAGGACGACAGTACACCAGATGGTATGTTGGGAGTAGCATACGGCAACATGGTGGGACTGCTTGTGGAAGCCGTCAAAGAACTAAGTGGTACAGTGGAGGAATTGCAGGCTAAGATAGATGAGCTAGAGCGTTCCAAATAATAGGTAAAGGTAGGAATTGTTTTAATGGCCATTGAAATCCCAATAAGAGCCAGCGATATAAGAGATGAGTTCAGTTACTTTTTAACTGACAATCCCAACGAAGCGCCAATCGATGTCTTTCAGATATCGGATTACTATGGCATGCCCATATATTATCCCAATGGTCGTCGCAGACCTGACGGAACTCCCATACTAACACCCAGTGGTGAGATACAACTTGCCAGAGTACTACCAGAAAACGGACCACTATCATTTAGCGACTTTTTGGGTTCTGTGGGATATTTTGCCGCATATCCTGATCCAACAATTACGCTTGCCTTAGGCAATGATACATTTAATGGTTGGAGCAATTACACCCTGATTAATATGGATGTGGTGGTTAATGTAGATTCACGTAATAGCGAGATTGTTCCTTGGCGTCCAGACATCACCAGAAGAGAAATTATTGTGGAGTGGCAAGAACTGAACACCGGTAATAATACTTGGAGCACATCGCAAACTCGTACTTTTACTGATGTAGGTCAAGCTGCAGACAGTTTCGGCTTGTCTACAAGGGCTGAAAATACATATTATTTCAGAGTTAAAACCACAGCAATATCATATGCTTTAAACGATGACCTGGTACCGTACGGTGGTGAATTAGGAGCACTAAGAGAAGTTTCCAGAAGTGAAAAAATTAGTGATACTATTACAGTAGATTATACACCTTATCAACCAGCGGATCCAATAGTAACACCATCTGCAGAAGATGCGTTTTGGAATGACTATAGGGGGGATGACGGAGCCCGTGTAGGTACTTATAGTATAGCTAAGTACACCTTTGACAATAGTTTTCCTGTTCCTCCAGACCCAATGCTAAGGTGGCGAGGAACTCAATATAATCCAAATAAACTTGGATTAAAAGTTGTGTTTGATCCAGCATACGGTAGAAGCCCACAAGAAACTGTAGTATATGATTGGGAATACTATGATCCGGCTATAGATACAAAGTACGATGATCTCACAGTAGGAGATGTGGGCTGGAGATCTATTAATGATTCCGAGTATCCAATAGTTCCTTATCCTGATGACGTGGAGTACGGAACCGGTGGGCATCACAGGATACAATGGAACAGTGTTACTGATACCTCACTGGATCAGATTAAATTTCGTATGAAATGTACAGCAACACAAGCACTGTACGACCCACAGGAAACGAACATCACAGTAAATTATACTTATGATGATTACCTGATTAATGTGGATATAATGCCCTTGACACCCGATTATACTTTAACTGGTACTAGTGGTGTAGTTAACGGGGGTGTTTTCACTGAGAAGTTTAGAGCAGTCAATATGCCAGATGACCACCATTACTACTGGCGAGTGATTGCAGACCCTACTTCCAGCGGCAACCCTACTAGCGGTGATTTTGTATCTGATAGTGGTGACTTTGAACTGCCTATGGAATTTACTAATCCCAGGAACATAGGTGAAAAGGTGTTTCAGATAACAACTCGATTCGATGGCGATACAGCCACAGAAAAATTTATCCTACAAATGTTCACAGAGAATCCAACCAGCACTTCGACTCCTGCGGTTTCTAAAAATCTAACCATTGTATATGGCCCACCGGCTTATAAAATTTTTGTCCAAACCCGGGTACCCGAGGTGGACTACATAGGTTACATTGATGGAGTAAAGACCTGGAGTACTAATGAAGACACAGCATTTACGGTGGAAACCATAATAGATAATCTGGGGGACGTAGGATACCAGTGGCGGTACACCAGAACTTATGCTGGTAATGATGGTACTGGTGAAGCCGATTTTTCTTATATTGGTAATTTTAACTCGATACCTACTAACACCACATATAATCGTGACGCTACAGTTACTGAATCAACAGATACAAAGATTAGGGCCGGAGATAAATTTACCATGTATGCTCGCAAGGACTCACCATATGGTGGTGTTGCGACAAACTTTGAGCAATTTAAAATTGAATTACTGGTTGGTGGTGTAGTTCGTGACCAGTTTAATCTAAGAGTTTACGATTTTACAACTTATGAGATTAATGAGTGGGGCACATCGTATGGCTTCAGTTCACAATGGACATATACCGAAAACATTGATGGCGGTAGTGTAACTGCCGCCGCCCCTACAAAAAGTATTACTCACTCTAATACACCACATGTGAGTTGGCACACGTATGGTGAAGGCACACTTTATTATAGATGGGTTGTATATAATCCATATTGGGGTAACAAGGCGGCTTTTAATGATGGTTATAATTGGTTTTGGGCCACCAGTGCTTTCAGCGGTAGTTCTAAAGATGGTTGGGCGCCGGTTGGCTCTAGACCGAATACAACCTTTGGGACAAACAATAGTCAGAATGTAATCACTAACCAAGGGTATAATAACCTGGTATTCAGTAACTGGAAAAGTGGGTGGCGAAGCGATTTACAAAACTATATTCAAAATGTTACCTGGGGTCTACAGTTCCTTGCCATTGCAGCCAATGGCTATGGCAAAGCAGTTAACACTACTTCTAAGGTTAAAGCCAACATTACAGAAAATCGTGTATACGTTCCCACAGGTATAGTAAGTGTAACAAACGGCAGAAGATACAAAGAAGGTGAGGATATGAACCTCATAATAGGAATACGTACTTCCAGAATGAATCAGAAAAAGGTTAAAATTATGCTGGATGAGGGTGGCCCTGGAAGTTATAGACTGGTAGGCTGGCCACAGTTTGGTCCACAGCATCCAGATTATAGTCACCCTGTGAGTGAGTATGTGGATCCCACTACCAAAAATAAGGAACTCATAATTACAAAGGACTACATGGAGATAAACATGGGTTCAGTGTTCACCCAGTATAACTTCAGAGAAGATACAGGCTATGAAATGATAGGCGGACTGAGTACACCAGATCGAACTTATATTAGAGGCAGGGTATACATAGCACCAAATCAACCTGGTTTTAGATATGACCCTGAGAATTATGAAAGATCTGGCAATCACTATGTAAAAGACGCCACTCCTCAAGTATACATGCGTTCACCAACTTCTTTGGATCCTAACAGGATAGAGCTATATGCACCTAATGCAAACCAGCCATACCCTAAGTGGCCGCTGAAACTTTATTTTACAGGCACAAACGTACAGGAAAGAGGCATACTTCATGGCCATGGCGGCACCATACAAGCTGGTGCAGGTTGGTATATTGTAAGACAAAATGATCAACCAGCAGTAGACGAAACGGGGATCAGTAACAATCCTGAACACTGGTTTGAACCTCACACTTCCATGGTATATGCTGAGGAAGCCGGGGTACCGGTACCCAGTGAGCTAGTTTTTTATGCTTCAAACTGGCATAAGTTTAGTTTTAATGTAGTTGGATCTCCTAATGACGGCACCAATGATTATGCACGCTCACTGAGAGATAATAACTATTACGCAGGTACTGCTAATAATCCAGCAGCAACAATACCTATTCTGAATCCCACAATAAGTGCAGATAAGCCTAATGGTAAATGGTTCCCAACTAAGTGGTTTACTATTTACAGCACTTCACAAGGGTCACCCAGCAGAACGAAAACACTATATATAAAAAGCAGACAGCCCAAGCCTCCAACTTGGAGAATTGCTTTTGATGCACCAGGAGATCAAACACCACCTGGAACAGTAAAGATAACATGGACTATACGAGATAAAGATACCTGGCAAGTGATACCAGACGCTGAGTTGCTGAAACATTATGACAAAGAAGATTTTATTGGAGATTTCGAAGTAAGAAGTAATCTAAACAGCACAGGTACCCAGGAAAGAAACTTGTTGTATATCGACCTGCCGGGACAACCTAGAAAAGTTACTGGCAATTTTTTTAATAACAGATACGCTATTCTTAGATTTAGTGATGATGCAGCAACCATATCTGAAGATGGCACTGGCGGTGTTTATGCATTCTACCCTGCAGGAACACTGGGCGGTAAAGGCTCAAAATTATTTAATATCAAGAAAGCATACGAAGACATAAAAATAACGCTGACTGATGCAAATAAGACACAGGGCGATCCAGACGGTTTGGTCCAAGGTGTAACGGCATTAACAACCGCAACAGTTACAGGTGGTAAATCAGATTCGAGATGGACTTACAACTGGAGTCTTTCACCTGTTAGCGGTTCAGGACCATGTAGCATTTCTGCACTAGATGATCCAAGTACGGCACGAGT